CGCCGTCTACGTCAATATCGCCAGAGATGTCTAAGGCTGTACCTATTAATGTTTGTGTTAGCGTTACCTGACCATTAGCAGCAATAGTAATAGCATCTATATCTGACGTAGAACCAATAGTCTTACCGTCACCAATAATAATATCATCAGTAAATGTAGCAATACCTGTAACTGCAAGTGTAGATGCCATGTCAACAGCACCGTCAATGTCTACTACATCAAGATTAGTTACTCCATCAATATCCACGTTGCCTGATATGTCTAAGCTTGCGGCAATTATTTCTCCGCTGGCATTTACAGCACCATTAATATCTATAGTTGTTGCTGCTATTTGTATCTCAGTGTCAGATACAATGTCTAACTGCCCATCTGCAGAAGAGTTAATAAATATAGCAGTATCACGAAACTGTATTTTCTTATCTGTAGCTACAAGTGTATCATCAGATATGTTATCTATAGAGGCAGTATCAATGTTTGCTGTGCCATCTATAAATAGATTACGCCACTCTTGACTTGCAGAACCAAGGTCATACGTATCATCATCATCAGGTATAATACTTGAGTCAACGTCAGCAGCAAACACAACATTGTCGGTTGCAGCGTCACCAAGAGTAATTGTACCGCCATTAAAAGTAGTAGTACCTGTAACTACAAGATTGCCACCAATATCTAAGTTACCTGAAATATCTACTGCACCATTCATATCAATAGTGGTAGCAACAATCTGTATCTCTGTGTCTGCTACAATGTCTAGCTGCCCGTCTGCAGAAGAGTTAATAAATATAGCAGTGTCACGGAACTGTATTTTTTCATTGGTAGCAATAAGTACATCATCAGAAAACTCAAAGTAGTCTTCATCTTCCATCCACTTTAATGTACCGTCATTACTACCGCCATCAAAGACAATGGATACATCACCAGCATTTGTTCCAATAGTAAGAACGTCTGACGCTGCCAGAGTAATAGGTCCACCTTCACCAGCAGTACCATCATGTGTGTGGCCTGTACTAGAAGCAAAAGCAGCTAGAAGTTGATCGTATTCATTATTAAACAGATCAGCGGTAATGACATCGCCATCGGTAAATGTTGATTGTCTTGTGTATGTAGCGCCCATTTAACGTCTTGCTCCTAATGTATACTCTAACTGAAAACCTTTAAGTGAGTAGGGTGCAGACACACCACCATCGTTTATTCTCAGTACGACAGAAAAGCCTGAACCTTCTACTGACTGTCTTATAAGAGGCTGCGATGGTCCACCAAAAACAAACCTAACTGCACCACCTGCAAGACTAAACAATGCTGAACCAAACTGAGCAGCTACTGCATTGGAATCTAGAGAGTATGCTGCAGGTCTAGCGGAGTCTGCATTTTCGTTATCGTACCTTAATAATAGTTCTGCATCAATAGCAGACTCAGGTTTGTAGTTAATAATAACTCTTTGCATGTGCTTTCGGATACCTGTGTCACCAAATGGTAAGTCAGGGCTTCTGTATCTTCCTAACACAGGAATACCATCGAAGGTATTACCTTTTTCTTGCCTATGTACGAAGCCACTGAAGTCACCGTGAAGTACAATAACATCACCTGCTCTAACAAAGGTATCTGTTGCGGTAGGTTTTATACCACGGATCTCAGAAAACTCGTAGCCTTCTTGTTTCATCACACAAGAAATACCTCTTGTAGTACTTTCTGCCTGACCGTCTTTGGTAAAGAATATTCTGTACTGTGTCTTGTCTTGTATAACAACACTCTCAAACAAGGCTGAGTCTTTAATGTTTTTATCAAAGATAGATTGTACGTTTTTACTTATTGTACCAAGTTCAACGTCACCAATCTTTGCAGTAGCAGCGACTGTACGTAAACCGTCTGGTCCAAGAAACACTAGGTCACCACCAAATTCTTGTATGGTGTCTCCGTTAAGACAGCCAATACTTCTAGTAACTGGCGACATTGCAAAGTCACTTGATGTATTTCCTGTTAATTTAAATATCCTGTTCTCACAAAATATAAAAAGGGAATCACGAAAGACTTTTAAACCTGTTATAGTGTCGTCTACTCTAATGCTACCAGCACCGTTGCCTGAGGTAAAATCATCTTCATTGAACGGAGCACTAAATACTAACTCTTCAGACGTAGTAGACTTACCAGCATAAAACATATGTGACTTGTAAGACGCTATAAACTTAGACCCTGCCACTGAAGATGTACTCACATCAGTTGCACTAAGGGCTAAGTTAAAGACTACAGGTGCGTTCTCTTCATCAACAAATATAATCTTTTCGTTACCGTCATAGTTAAAACGCTCAAACCTGTACTTAACGGCACTGGTCCTACCCGTATCTATCTCTGTCCAGCTTGATGAAACTGTTATATTATTAACGTGTGTAGCTGCTGTAGTACTGGAGGTAGCCCTCGTTACGCCTGTAAACTCGTTTGGTTTTACCGTAGAACTTACACCTGTGTAGGTAAATATTTCTAAATCTAATTGTAGAGTACCACTAGAATCAAAGCCTGCAACAGAGTCTACCTTGATTACACCAGAACCAGACATAGAAGTGCTTGCACTTATTGCAAGAGCTAACTCAGTAGACGCAGCCCCAAATATCTTTTGACCTCTGCAAGCTATTACTTTATTTCCAAAGTTAGCTACACCTATTACCTTTTCAGAAGAAGAAGATGTCTGGGGAACAATATGATTAACGTACTTACGGTAGCCGTTCATACGCCTGTAGCCACCCTCAACGTCAGGCTCAAAGTTCTCTAAAACTAAAGCCTCACCTGGTTGCATAAGAAAGGTAGAACGGTTTAAGACTAAACCACCCTCACAGTTAAATGCGGCTGGTTGTACCTCAGAGCTATCTGGCATTAGAGCGACACTCCAAAGTTAGAACTTGGGGATCTGTCTAGAACTGTTGATCTAATATAATCAAACTTATTAATTAACAAGCTTTGGATATTTTTAATACCGTCTTCAAAACGTTCAAAGTTAATCTGGTACTGTTGCATCTCACCTCTGTACTGGTAGAGGAATGCAGTAGCTCCATCTGTGATGACAGGTTTAAATCTATCTGGTATAGAAGTAGTGTCCCCGTGTGCAGTTAAGTCGTCAGGGAACGTAAAGTAATCGTAGATCAAAGTATATTCTTTGTCAGGAAAAGGGTATAGTAAATAATTGTTGTCAAGGGTACGGACAATAAACTGAGGCATACCACCATTCTCGAACTGTGTTACTACTACACCACTACTATAGGCAGCAGCAGTTGTACCGTTGGCACCCCTAGTGCAACCTGTAAGAGTGTTACCTGACACAGCTGTGTAAGTAATCTGCTCACTACCAACGAAGACACTTCCCTCTGCAGAGAAGCCTGTGGATGAAGCAAGTGTAAGTACAGCTACCGAATCAGTATGGGAACCATCTAGAGTAGTGGACTTAATTTCATCTTCTTGACTTGCGAACTCTTTACTTATGTATTCGTTATAATCAAGTTTTGTTAGATTAGTCCCTGATGAATTAACGTCAGCATTCTTTTTTATTCTTGCTGTATTGTAGTCTATGTACTTTGTACCAGTAGGTATCGTGTACCTTACTACCCCAGGAACTAGAGTTGAAGAGTTAGTGGCGTGGTTAAATGGGTATGCAAATTCTTTTTGATTGATGTGTCGTATAGCTTCATTAACAGCATTCTGAGATTGTACTTGAACTCCCCTCGCATCTGTAAATGTTGCGGAAGTAAGAGAAACTTCATTCATACGAACGAGAACTTCATTTGTTAATGTAAGAAATGTAAGTGCCATTATGTTCCCTTAAGATGCATCAAAGGGGCCAGCCTGAAGCCAGCCCCTAAGTTTACTTTAGTTTATGCCAACAGATCACGTGAAGCTGCAGCAGCCTCAGTGTGAGCAGCTGAAATATCAGCAATTACTGCATAGACACGTAAGCGTCCAGTTGCAGCAGCAGCACCAGCGATAACTACATCAATGGTATCTGACGCAGCGACAAGAGCTAATGCAGCAGCAGCATAAGTAGATGCAGCACCTGTAA